AGCCGATCATCATTGACAGCAGTGCCTGTAAAGGAAACGGTGGCGAGTGCCCCCCGTGCCCTAGACCGCGTTGCCCTGAGGTGAAGTGCCCTCCACCGACAAAGTGTTCCCCTCCGGCCCCATGCCCTCGGCCTGTCTGCCCGCCGCAAGTTGTCAAGTGTAAGGCGGAAGAGGCTACGTCCTCGAGTGTGCGTCCTTACTTAGCTCCTCTCTCAATGCCTGGCTTTGGGTATTAGACTAGGATATTGTTACTCTAGATCTCTTTATTACGATAGCACTTGCTTTTGCTACCACAATAAATACAAATAAATAGAAGATGGACACTCGTTACTGGGGGCCGTCAGGATGGAAGTTCCTACATCTTGTTACCTTTGGGTATGAACAAAAAGACAAGACGAAATATAAGCAGTTTTTTGAACTCGTCCCCTATGTTTTACCCTGTAAATTCTGTCGTTCAAGTCTTGTGACCCATTATGAAAGCCTCCCTGTCTCAGATGCACTTGATTCAAAAGAAAGTTTGACACGATGGTTCTGGAAAATCCATGGGCGAGTAAACCAAAAACTCAGAAATCAGAGGCAAAAAATCCCTGAAGATCCAAGCTTTGAACTCGTAAAGAAAATATATGAAGAACGCATTGGATATGGATGCACACAAACAGAGTTCCCTGGATGGGAGTTCCTTTTTAGTATAATTGAGAACCATCCATTGGCCAAAGGCGATACATCGACACCTATTCCTGGTGCGCCGCCCATAGAATCATTGGATGGATCTGATCTAGAACTCCTGAAATGGAACTATTTGTCAGGGGGAAAACGATTTGGTTACATCTGTAAATTCTGGACTCTTCTACCGTCAGTTATGCCCTTTCAAGAATGGAAAGAGATATGGAAACGTAATTCTTTTGAATTCTGTGATGAACAATCGCTCTCTAAAAAGAAACTCTGGGCGATTCGGTGTGCGATTGAGTCTGAGCTTGATCTGCTCAATAGGACAAATTACAGAGAACTTTGTAGTGATCTACGGCAGCATAAGAGTGGTTGCTCTAAAAACAAGAGGGCACGCACATGTAGAAAAAAGAAGAAGATTGCCTAGAGTAATGGGAGAGTCAACGTGGATTTTATTTGGTCTCCTTGTTCTTCTTGTTCTAAACTATCTGGTCCAAATTGTTCTTCAACGGATCAAACCTCAACTTACGACAAATGAAGGATTTTCTGAGACCGCAGAAACAGTTGAATACCTCAAGAATGATGAACTCTACGATACCTTTTATGCCTCCGTCTATGATCAACTTACGCAAAACATGACGAAGACACAAGCAAAGGTCGCTTTGATCTTAACAGATTGGAAGAATGATAGTGCCAAAGCTGAAAACATGATTGTCTTGGACGCAGGCTGCGGAACAGGCATGGCCTCTGTTGCTCTAGCAAAGATGAATGTGGGTAAGATTCTCGCACTCGATAAATCAAAGCCAATGTTGGACTATATGAAGACAACTCTATTAGCCAAGTCAACACTGTCCAAGGAACAGTTGAGCCGCATTGAGACAAGACAGGCCGATTTAATGAATCCTTCGGCAGTGGGAGGGGCGGAAGTCACGCACGCAGTCTGCCTCTATTTTACACTTTATTATATGCCCGATATCGATGCGTTCTTTCGTAACATGTTCTTATGGATTAAGCCTGGAGGCCGTCTTGTCGTCGAAGTCGTCAACAAACACAAGTTCGATCCGATGCTTGAATCCGCGAGTCCATGGTTAGGATTTTCTATTCAGAAATATTCAAAGGAACGTATCACAGAAAGCAAAGTGGTGTTTGATAAGTTTGACTATACGGGCAAGTTTGATCTAACAGATCCTCAAGCTGAATTTAGAGAGACATTCAAATTCAAGGACGGAAAAGTTCGTAGACAACGCCATCGATTTACGATGCCCGACATCTCGCAGATTGTGAGTTCAGCCAAGGCGGCTGGCTGGATCTATACGAAGTTCACGGATTTAACAACGGTGGGCTTCGAATACGCTTTTCTTCTACATTTTCGTCACCCATAAATAGAGGCAATCCTCCTAGTATGACGACCGAAGTTCCTATCTTGGATGTTTTTCAGAAAGGTTTACGTCGAGGAGCGGCAAAGTTGCCCCATGCCCACCACAAGAGATACTTCTATGTTGAACATCCGACAGAAGAATGGAGAGTTTACCTACGTGCCTGCACGTTTATTCACGAGGCAGGTGTCCCGTTTGATCAATCACGATTTCTTGTTGTAAAGCGGTATGAAGGCGATCCTAAGAAAAAGACATGGGAACCTCCGAAGGGCCAGATGGAAGGCAAGGATACGCATCCGAAAACATCCGTGTTGAAACTCTTGGAGCAGAATGTATTCAGAGAGGTTGGCGAGGAGGCAAAGATTCGTAAACTTATGAATTTGAGACATACAGGAAAGGTTCTTCAGAGCCAGGAGCCCGATTACCCCAAAAACCACTATTTCCAATACCACTGCTTTCAGGGGTTCGCAACGAGTGAGGAAATTGATGCGGCGGCCCAGGAATTCGACTGGCTTAATGATCATAAGGATTTCTGGGAAAAAATGCCGAAGGATGTGAGAGAAAAAGATGCGTTGGCATGGTTTAATCCCAGAGAGACTCAGCTGATGGGACGCTGGTCACCGACATTGGTGGCGTCTTATATATCTTCCAAATAGAAAAATGTGTTTAAAATTTTTATGGGTTTTAGGCACAAACATGGATCTAATATGTTGCCCCATTCGTGATCGGCATCACATCCATGAGAGACTCCACAATATCATCCTCTAGAAGATCTGTCGCTTCATACATAAGGCAAGGCATCGCAGGGATGTTAAACTGGACCCTTAGAAACGGATCCTTATCATGGGCAAGAAGAGTGAATAGGCTCTTCAGATACGTATCGAGAGCCTCGCCACTTAGACTGATAGTCTGGGGCATCTTTGAAGTGAAATTCGCATCGAGATAGTAAACTATATAGGACTCATCCGACTCTAGATACTCGATAGCAATCTTATCATCCTGCGACTTGTTCTTAAAATCACGGAGCAGGCGGATCTGGATAAAGGTGTGGTTATCAAAAGGACGGTAAGACATCTTATTCTACCTGACTACAGGGCAAAACGCGACTCAATTTTTTACAGGGCCTCGATTTTCGGGGCAATGACAGGACTGCTCATTGTCTTGAGCAAGAGTTCACGATATTCTTTCTGAAAATCATGTTTACACTCATGACTTTCAGGAAGCCGATGCTTTGGACAACAATACAAAGAGCATCGGCACGCAAAGGCTGTGATGCTCAGCTTGACTTTACATGCGGTTACCTGGCAACGCTTAGGAGTCATTGAAGTCTCAGTCGCAAGCATTCTACCTGCCAAAGGCTAAGGAAAACCTTCAACTTTAACCAGTAAACGCCCATGTTCTGGTCAACATCCGTTGGACCTACCTGGTATCATTGGTTATATAGTCTATATCCTTTTGGTCAACGCATAGAACCAGGAGTTCTATCCAAAACACTTCGATCCAAACAATGTAAACAGACCGCGCCGCCTGGTGTCCGCGGCCTTCTCCTGACGGAACGAGATACCGATGAAATTCATCAACTCTTGAATACACATTTTCAACTCCAGACACGGTGTCGATTTATGATTTCTGCGGATCGAATTCGTCGTGGTCTTAAAAATGGTTGGATCGTTGTCGGCCTACGTGACAGAGAAAAGGAACTTGTCGCGTGTGTTGTCTCAAAGCCTGCCTCTTCATATATCGGCGAAGCAGGAATTATTGATTATTTCTGCGTGGCTAGACTATGGAGAAAGAAAGGCCTGGGATCCTATCTCCTACAAGAAATTCTGCGATACACCATGGAAGAGAAACGGTATGTTCATTTCTTCTTGAAAGAAGGATTTCCTCTCTTTGCGTTGCCTCCTCTCTACTCCTCTACATATATTCATCGTCTTTCTGTAGATAGAGGTGGATATAAGGCTGCCCAAGTCATATCAAATGAATATGAAGATTCACAAATCTATGTGTATAGTGAAAAAGCTTATACCATTAAAGTCTGTGTTATTAATCAGTATCATTTCTCAGTGCCCGAGGGATGGAAACTCGGTGAACTCTCTTGGATCAAGTGTGACACAACAACACCTCTTGATCTACAAAAAAAAGCAGTTGAAACGGTTGTTGATCAGTGCGGATATGATCTTGTTCTAATGGATATTCGGATTCCACATGATACTGGCTATAAATGGAAACAAGATTCCGCTTATAGTTGGTATGTCTTTAATTATAATCCTGTTACTTTCTATACACAGAAGCCCGTCTTGACTTTTTAGATCGCTTTTTACGCGTTTGTTTACCACCCACTGCGGGTTCAAGTGCACCTTTTGCTCCTAAACGTGCGTGTAGTATACTATATACCTTTTCAATATACTCATCTGTTAACAATTTTGTCTTCTGCTTCAGACGTTGAATAAAGGCATCTTTATCACCAGAGACACTTTCATAATCAGCTATATGAGTAAACGCTAGATCTCCCCATCCTTGGCCAAATAGACTATGAGCAAGTGTAACAAATTCTATACCGTGTTTATCTTCATCTTTATTCTGAATTCCTGCTATTTCTAATAATAGATGTGTATATTCATGTTCAATTACTAATAGTAATTTTGTATAGGGTGACATACTATATCTGTATTGTTGGTCTGTAAGACGCAAATTGCCTAGTGTCTCAACATAGACTAATGATTTGTTAATAAGATCACAATTTATAATAAGAGTTTTGGCACCTGTGTGCCTGTTAAATCGATAGGACGCAAGTGTCTGAATGTCAGGAGTATTTACTACTGTTAAATCGGATACAATCTCTTTTGTTAGCTCTGATCCTTGGCCAAACAACGCCTCTGACATCACGATAATAAGATCATAAATTACTCTGGGCTCTATAAGACATTCAGATACACGCGGCTCTATGTGTGTCATATGTCCGCGTAGACCATCAATCTCAGCTTGTGTTCTGGGGTTTTTTACATACTGTTCTATTGCCTCTTTAAGGGCAGAGCCACTCATCTATTCTAGACGATCTTTAATGCCTGCTTATTATGAACCAAGATTTCAGCCCCTGAGCGATACAGAATCTCGCATTGGCTGTAATATTCAACAAGCAGATTTCTGGCCTCCGTTGCGATTTTGTTTATTTCCTCCATGCCGCCCTTTCTCACATTCGGATGAATCGCCAGCGGCTTTCCTGACTCGATCGGAAGCAAAAACATCTTTCTGAGGACTTTGACAACATTCGCCGTATGGTTGATCTGATAGTTTACCATTCTCGCACCTATCGAACGCACCTGTCGTATCACTTCGTGGTTCTGGACTTTCAGGATTTTATCCTTGGCCTGTGCGTCACACACGCCTGCGGGAAGACGATTCTTTACATCTCCAAGTGTCTGAGGAACCGTCGTGCTTGTATCTTCAAACACAAACTTCATCTTCTTCAGAAAAGCATTATACTGCTCTCGCGTCGCATCACTGATCGCAGGCGTCGATTCCTTCAACGTATCATAGAAGAGCTGGGCTAAGGCATAAATACTAATTGATTGTGTCAGCTTATTGTCTGCCTGAGGAAGACTGTGATTATCAGACAAGAACTTTGTTTTACAAATACTACTATACATTTCAGTCGGAACTGCGGATCTCATTCCAGAATCAGATAGAAGCTGGAGGGCTCTTGAAATACAATGGGCCTTGACAGGCATCGTTTGACGGAATGCGTCCAGCAATGTCTTTGTATGGAGACCTTCTGCCGCGCCTTGTGCCTGTCCCTGTCCTTGTCCTTGTCCTAAAAATCGCCCATACTGATCCCGTCTATCCCCATCTTGGCCTGCGCCAAGTCCATCAGCAGAAATAATTCGCTGAAAGACTGTCTCGAGTGCTTCTCCAACAGGCCGACCATTTCGTGTATCTCTGTAAATATCGGCAATCTGTTGTTTCTTAAACCGTAATTGAATGGGTTCACGTCTCTTTCCTTTACTGTCAACAATATCAACCAATTCCATATCAAACTGTCTTTCCTCCGTCATTCTTATAGAAAGACGGCACGTAACTTTCTTTCCCTGACCATATTGATAGATACATTTGATTGTTTCATTTTCTTCACTCCTTATATTAACAAAGAGTTTGGAGTTTGTAAATCTATAATAATTAGGCTCACCTGAAACTGTATCTAACGATCCACGAAGAACTTCCATGAATTCAGGCAAATATGCGTTAGATGAAAGAGACCCACCTCTCTGTAGAGGTTGTTGTTGTCCAAATAGAGGAACATTATCCTCATATCCTCTCGCTTTAGTCAAATTATCATAGAACTTAATTTCAGATTGTGGATCTACATCGAGAACACTGAGAGCAAGAGACGCAAAGACTTGGAAAATACGAACATATAAGAAGGCAAGGCGTAAGCAAATGACCTTACGCTGTCTTCCACGCGGATCATCTGAGGTTGGCGGGGCTGTCAGTGCCTCGACTTTCTGGAAATAGATAACGCCTTTCTTTCCTTCTCTCGGCTCCAGATCAATCTTTTTAAAGAGAATATCCAGAGCATCCGCCGTTAGAAAAATATACTTCTGACACATGGCGGGGTTCGCCAATGTATATAACTCTCTCAGGCTTGTTTTACTAATCATCCAGTCCAAGATTTGATTGACGATATCACGACCACCCTTTGTCCGACCCAGAATTTCTTGTTTTGAAGGTAATCCAGACGGCACGGAAGAAGAAGCTCCCATTCTATACTGTGCTCTCTTTCATTTTCTGAACACGAAAAGAAAAGGCAGCGTTTTGAACAATCGCGGGAT